ACGACGTTCCGTGTGACCTGGCGCGGAGACTCCGGTCTTGGTGCTGCCAGCGTTGTTCACTTCCGTGGTGGTACTGCCTAACCATCGGTTGTATACGGAAATCCCCCGGCGTTGTAGGTTCGCCGGGGGATTTCTTTGTCTTTTATGGCTAAACTTTTGCCATGACCTACGAACAAATAGACGGCCTAATTTCTTTCGTGTCCAATTCGCCCGGACAGCCGACAGGTTACGGGCAACAGGGCGCAATGCTTGTGGAGCGTATGGTGCGCCACGGTATCAAGGTGGCGGCACTAAGTAATTACGGGCTTGAGGGTTCGCCTGGTGAGCTTGAGTTTGCTGGTAAGAAGATCCCTCATTATCCTCGAGGGTTCAAACAGTACAGCGATGATGTGATTCAGCCGTGGCATGAGGACTTTGTGGGGCAAAATCCGGGCGTGCCCGACTGTTGTTTCACGCTCTATGACGTGTGGGTGTATAACGATGTTCCGCCGCGCAACGATTTCCCGACCAAGTTTATTTCGTGGGTTCCGTTGGATCACCAGAGTTTGCCGCCGGCGGTTGCGAAATGGTTGCTTCGCCCGAATGTGACACCAATAACAATGTCACCTCATGGGCAACGGCAACTTGAAGCGGCAGGAATCGCCAGCACTTATATCCCTCACGCAATTTGCACCAAGACGTTTAAGCCGCGCGAGACGATGAGCGACGGGGTGAACGCGCGCGAGTATCTTGGGGTGAAGCCTGACGAGTTCCTGGTGGGCGTGGTGAGCGCGAATAAGGCCAACGGGTTGATTCATCGAAAGGCTTACAGCGAACTAATTTTGGCGTGGTCAATATTCCTGAAGTCATACCCGAAAAGCAAGATGTACATTCACACCGAGCCGTCAGGGATCATGGGCGGGTTTGACCTACCGGTTTTGTTGCAAGCGTGTGGTGTGCCACCGGAGTCAATTATTTTTCCGGAGCGTGACCGTTTGCGTAAGGGCTACTCGCAGGAGGACATGGCTGCTCTTTATAGCGCGTTTGACGTGTTGGCTAACCCTTCCTATGGGGAAGGTTTCGGCATACCTGTCATTGAAGCTCAAGCGGCGGGGACTCGTGTGATCGCGTCGGGCTGGGCGGCGAGTGCCGACCTGGTGGCGGAAGATGGTTGGTTGTTGCAGGGTGTTCCGTTTTGGGATGAACCACAGAAGGCGTGGTGGCAGATACCGCTAGTAGATTCTATTCACAACGCCCTTGTGGAGGCTTACAAGGCACCTCGTGGCCCGTCTAAGGTTGCCCGTGAGTTCGCGTCTCAGTTCGACGCTGAGCGCGTCTGGAAGTGGGGTTGGTTGCCTTTCCTCCGAGAGTTTTTCAAATGATTCCCGTAATGATCCTCCCGACACTGACCCGGCATGATTTGGCGGTGAAAATGTTGGCGAGCATTGACTATCCGGTTGGGTTGCTGATTATCGTGAATAATCACCCGAGCGCGAATTTTGAGGGCACTGATTCGATTCCGGATTGTGTAGCGGAGTATCGGGTGTTGAATATGCCCGCTAATTTGGGCTGTGCTGGTTCGTGGAATCTTGGTGTGAAGCTCAGCCCGTTTGCACCGTGGTGGATGATTGTGAGCGACGATGTGGTGTTTCAGCCTAGTGCGTTGGAGGGCTTTGCTGCGGAGTGTTCGCCGAATCAGTTGACGCTAAGCGACGAGTGGCCGCACTATCAGTTTTTTGGTGTCGGTGAGAACGTCGTTGAAAAGGTTGGCTTGTTTGATGAGAACCTTTACCCCGCCAATTTTGAGGATGACGACTACCAGCGACGTTGTGAAGTTGCCGCTGTTCCCATTAGGCAAGTCACTGCGCCTCACACTCATGTGAAACAGGCGACGGTTCACGCGACTGAGTGGGTTGCACAGAACGCGCGCACATATAACGCGAATGAAGTGTATTTTGTGAGGAAGGTTGACCGTGGGGACGTGACTGCGGGGCAATGGTCTTTGAAGATTCGGCGCGCTAACGATTGGAGCAAGTGATGGCACATGCTGAGCAGCGAGTGTTTTTTAAGAAGATGCGGGAGAGTTTTCCGGATGCGTTTACGGGGGTGAGCGTGCTCGAGGTTGGCAGTCTGAATATTAACGGGACGGTGCGCGATTTCTTTGACGCGAAAGACTATATCGGCGTTGACCTATTGGAAGGCCCCGGCGTGGATCGTGTGTGTGCCGGTCAGTCACTTGATTACGTTGACAACTGGTTTGACGTTGTGGTGTCGGCGGAGTGTTTTGAGCACAACAGTGAATGGGTGGCGACGTTTGCGAACATGGCGCGAATGTCTGGCAAGTATGTGTTTTTCACTTGCGCTTCGACGGGTCGCGCTGAGCATGGCACTCACGATAGTTTGCCGGATGAATCGCCGGTGACGAATGATTACTACCAGAATTTAACTGAACAGGATTTTCGGGACGTGTTTGACCTGCCGACTATGTTTGCCGATTTTGGTTTTGAGTTCAACGCTGAGTCTTGCGACCTCTATTTTTATGGTGTGACGCGGTAAACTAGAAGCATGGCCATCACTAATGGATATTGTTCGCTTGCCGATTTGAAGGCGGCGTTACGCGTTCAGGATTCCATTGACGACTCACTCCTCGAGTTGGCCATCGAGAGTGCAAGCCGTGAGATTGACGGCTACTGCGAGCGCGTTTTTTACAGCACAACAGGCACACGAGTTTACGCGCCGACAAATGTTTTCACAGTGACCACCGACGACATCATTTCCGTAACGACTCTAAAGAGTTCCAGCGACGGTGTGACGTATGACATTACCTGGACGACGAGCGATTACCAGCTCGAGCCGTTGAACGGTGTCGCCGGCGGTTTGTCAACGCCCTACACTCGAATTCGGGCGACGGGGAACTACTTGATGCCGTCGTTCTCGGTTGGCACGTTTTACGAACTCGAGGCGTTGATTCAGGTTGTGGGTGTGTTTGGTTGGTCTGCTGTTCCGGCGGCTATTCGCCAGGCAACAGTCATTCTTGCCATGAGACTCTTCAAGCGGCTTGATGCGCCTTTGGGCATGATCAGTAACGACATGGGTTCTATGCGTGTGGGTCGATTTGACCCGGATGTGGAGGCTCTCGTGGCCCCGTTCCGTAAGGTGAGCGCGGGATAGTGGCTATTGCTGAGATTCGCGCCGGATTGGCTGCGAACATATCGACTATCGCGAACCTCCGCGTCAGTGCCGAAATTCCGGACAACCCGAGTCCCCCGATTGCTGTTATAAGCCTGAATAACATTTCCTACGATTTGGCTATGGCTCGTGGCACAACGCTCTACAACTTTACGGTGACACTGATTGTTGGTCGGGTGGCTGAACGGGACGCTCAGAGGAAGCTCGACGCTTTTGCGGGTAACGGTGAGCGTTCGATAAAGACGGCGGTTCAGTCGGATCGCACGTTGGGGGGTTCCGCTTTTGACTGTCGTCTCTCGGAAATGAGCACCCTCGGCGGTGTTACAATTGGAGAACAGACTTACCTCGCTGCAGATTTCGCTTGTCAGGTATTCGCAGAATAAATGGAGATATAGAAAATGGCTAAGTTCGTTCTTACAGATGTGAAGACGACCATTAACGGCACTAACTTTAGTGACCACCTTGCGTCGGTCACGATTGACTTGTCTGCGGACGAGGTGGAGACAACGGCGTTCGGCGGTTCGGGTTTCCGTACCCGCGTGGGCGGACTCAAGGATGGAAGCATCACGCTTTCTTTCCACAATGACTTTGGCACGTCCGGTTCGGACGCGGTTGACTCGACCATCTGGTCACTGTTCAACACTGCTGCAACCGTGGTCGTAACGCCCACCTCGAGCGCTGTGTCAGCGTCTAACCCGTCTTACACGGGCGTGTTCTTGGTATCGCAGGTTAACCCGATTAGCGGAAGCGTTGGAGATCTCGCCACGCGCGACCTGACGTGGCCGACTGCTGGCACTGCTGGTATCACGCGAGGCACTGCGTAACCATGAATCCAATTAACCTACTCATCAAGTTCGTGGATGGCTCGAGCCGTGAAGTGACGGCTATCGTGTCTGACCTCATGAAGTTTGAGGACAAGTTCGACAAGAGCGTTGCCGACTTCGCTAAGGGCGTGCGTCTGTCGTGGCTGGTGTTTATCGCGTGGACGGCTGAGACGCGCACGAAGGCCACCAGCCTTGAGTTCGACGTTTACGCTGATTCGATTGCGGCCGTTGAGGTTCCTGAAGTAAAAAAATAGCGGGTCTCGGCGCATCGTCGGTTCATTGGAATCTTGCGGTGATTGCGTGCGAGACGGGCATTAGTCCTCGGGAGCTTGTGCAGTTGTCGCCGCGAATGTTGTGGACGATGGAACGCTATTTGATTGCTAAGCACAACCCTAAGCGGTAGGCGGTAAACTTGGCTTAGGGAGTCTTTGATGATTAAGTATGATGTGCGCGCTGATGGTGTGCGTGAGATGCTTGCCCAACTCAAAGAGATTGATCCTAAACTTGTGACTCAGTTTCGGAAAGAGTTGCGCGGGACGGCTAAGGATATGGCCAGCACTATTCAGTCGCGTATTCAGGTGACTCCGCCATTGTCTGGCATGGGCGGCTATACGTCTCGCTCGCTAATTTGGCAGGGCGCGAAGGCTCGAGTGTCTATTTCGATGGCTGGCTCTCGTCAGCGCGATGTGACACCATTGTTGGCCATAAAGGTGGATTCACCGAAGGGTGCGCCTGGTTACATTGCTGCGGAGTCTGCTGGAAGTAAAGGCTCTTCGGGCAACACGCCTCAAGGTACGCATTTTATTGCCATGATGGTGCAAAAGTTTGGGCCGTTGAAGGGTAAGGGCGGTAACCGTATTGCGTGGAAGTATTTTTGGGCGCAACGGCCTTTGTTGAATCGGGCGGCTCAAATGGTTGTTGACAAGTTCGAGCGTATGGTTACTAATGAGATGGATCGCTAATGCCTATTAGTCTTAATATTTTCTCTAAGTTTGATGCTAAGGGCATCGGCCAGGCACAATCTGGTTTGGATCGGTTGGGTAAGGCTGCGGGTGGTTTCGCGGCTGCGGGTGTTGCTGCGTTTGCGGCTGTGGCTGCGGGTGCGGCTGCTTTTGGTTATCAGTCTTTGAGGGCTGCCGCTGAGAGTGAATCAGTGTCTAAGTCTTTGCAACAGATTGCGAAGAACTCGGGTGTCTTTGGTGATACGGCTGCGGAGGTGAAAAAGTCTACCGATGAGATCATGAAGTACACGCAAAGCTTGTCTAACCTGACGGGTATTGATGACGAGATTTTGAATTCTATTGTGCGTGGCTGGATGGCTGTGCCGGAGTTGGCGGGTAAGGGTGTTGATGGCCTGACCAACATGGTTAAGGTTGTTGCTGATGTTGCTGCTGGTACGGGCAAGGATGTGACCGCTATTGGTCAGATTTTTGTGAAGGTTGCTGGCGACGAAGAGACGGCGATGTCTAAGTTGACGCGTGCCGGGATTGTTTTGTCCGATGCTCAGAAGCAAATTTATGAGGAGACTCTTGCGACGAGTGGTGAGATTGAGGCGCAGGATTATCTGATTCAAACGTTGGGGACTACTTATGCGGGTGCGGCTAAGGCGGCGGCTGATCCGTTTGCTGTGTTGCAGCAGAATGTTCAGAATTTGCAGGAGCAGATTGGCGTTTATCTTTTGCCAGCGTTCAATTTGTTTGTTGAGAAAATTCAGGAGTTTATTGAAGAGCATGGCCCTCAACTTGAGGAGGCTTTTGCGAAGGTTGGCGAGTTCGCTATTGACCTGATTGAATCGTTCTTTGCGTTCTCTGGTTGGGTTGCGGATAACCCGGAAATTTGGAACGGCATTGTTATCGGGTTGGGTGCTGTAACGGCGGCGATGATTGTTTTGAACGCGGTGATGGCGGCTAACCCTGTTGGGGCGATTATTATGGCGATTGTTGGTTTGATTGCGTTGACGACTTTTGTGGTGTCGAACTGGAATGAGATAATCGGTTCTTGGGTTGGCGGTTTTCAGGTGTTGTTTGGCGGCATTTTGAACGCCGCTGAGGGTTTCGTCAACGGCATTATTGACGGAATCAACATGGTTATTGGTGTGCTGGATCTTCTTGGTGCGTCTATTGGCCAAATTGACAAGGTGGACTTTGGCGGCAATGAGGTTATTGGTAAAGGAATAAACACAATGGATACACAGGGTTTGGGGAACCCTACGGGGCAACGTCTCCCTACGCGTCCTCGTGGCCCTATGCCTTTTGCTGAAGGTGGAATTGTGACTGGCCCGATGGTTGGTCTTGTTGGTGAGGCGGGGCCGGAGGCTATTATTCCGCTGGATCGTTTGGGCAAGATGGGCGGCGGTGCGACGTACAACATTAACGTGACTGCGGGTGTTGGTGATCCGCAGGTTATCGGCCAGCAGATTGTGGCGTATATCAAACGGTATGAGAAGGCTTCTGGCCCTGTCTTTGCGGGGGCCTGATGCTCGATTTGAATGTTACGGCTGCCCTTGAAACTACAACGGGTTTCACGTTAGGCACTGACCAACTAGACACTGGTGTTCTCGGTTATTTGCAAACGTCTATCGCGGCGAAGGTTCGCTCAGCTTCGTGGGGTCGTGGCCGTAACTCGTTTTTCGACAATTTTAGTGCAGGATCGGCGACGGTTGTTTTTGATAACCGTGACAGGTTGCTTGATCCGGTGAACACGTCGTCGGCGTTGTATGGGGAACTTTATCCTGGTCGCGCGTTTTCGTTGTTTCTGTCTCAGGGTTCGTCTACCGCCACGGTCTTTTCGGGCTTTGTTGATTCGTGGACATACGATTACACCTTGAACGGTGATGCCACGGTGACTGTTAATGTGATTGACGCTTTTAGTTATTTGGGTAGCAAGATTATTGGGTCTATTAGTGCTCCGGCGGAGTTGTCGGGTGCTCGAGTTCGGCGCGTGTTGTCAAATATTGGTTGGCCTGTTTCCAGCCAGGCTGTTGATAACGGTTATTCGACGTTGGCGGCGGAGACGATTACGGATGTTTCTGCGTTGGAGTATTTGACGAAGGTTGCCCAGTCTGAGTTTGGTCAGTTTTACATGGATCGCTTGGGCACGCTCACGTTTGAGTCTCGTAACGCTGTGTCAGTGTTTAGTGAAATTCGTGTGACTAATGTTGTGGGCGATGTGAATAGTACTGCAAGTGATGTGACGTTTGATTATTCGTTTGACCGAATGTTCAATACGGTGACGTTGACGAATGATAGTGTTCCGGCGACGGCCTCGGCTTCTAATAGTGCGTCGGTGACTAAGTACGGTCAGCGGCCCGCTTCGTATGATGTGTTGATTGAGTCGTCTACTCAGATGCGGTCTGTGGCTGATGGCATTGTGAGTTTGTATGGTGAACCTGCGTTTATCCCTCGTCAGGTTACTTACAATTTGGAAAACTTTGATTTGTTTGTACCGAGTGATGCCATCATTCAAGATAGAACAAAACCAAGGCTTAACTTTCGCACGATTGACATTGGCTATTTGACTGCCGCGTATTGGTTGCCTCCTGGGACTGTAGGGACGACTGATCCGATAAACATTCCTGCGTTGCTGATTAGCGGTGTTAGGTATGATGCTACGCCGGGGCTGTTCACGGCTACGGTATCATTAGATTACGCGCTCGGTTATGGTTCGTTGATTTTGGATGACCTGGTGCAGGGCAAACTTGATACGGGAATTTTGGGAGTATAAAAATGGCTGGACTCGGTTACAAACTTTTCGCTTCGGGTGAGGTGCTGACCGCCGCTAACTTGCAGGGTTATGCGGTTGATCAGTCCACGATGGTGTTTGCTTCTTCTGCGGCGCGCACGACGGCTTTGGCTGCGCCTTCTCAGGGCATGATGTCGTTCTTGAATGACTCGGGAACTGTCTGGCAGTACTACGAACTCTACAACGTATCAACGAACCCCTCGGGGGCCAGCGTTGCGGGCTGGTACCCGGTTCCGGGTAGTGCCGTGTTTATGGGTACTTGTGGTTCATTTACTACCACCAACGGTGTCGCTGCCGATGCTGGTGCGACGGGAAACCTTTACACGGAGAACATTGACCCGCTGGGTTGGCACTCGGCCGCAACGAATACTCAGCGGATTATTCCTACGGTTGCAGGGGTTTACCGTTTGTCGTCTAACGCAATTTTTGCTGCAAACGCTACCGGTTCTAGGGCCGCGAGTTTCTTCAAAAATACGGTTCGAGCTTTTACGACAAGCAACACTGCGATTGGTGGCGGTAATGACACGCCAGTTGGCGGTAGTATGGTTATTTCGATGAATGGCACGACAGATTATTTCATTGCGTCTTACAACCAGACAAGCGGTGGCAACCTTGCAATGAGCTCCGTTGTTACCGTGGTCGAGTTCCTGAAACCTGTCAGCGTCTAACAAAAATAATTGGAGTACATAAATGTCTAATGCTTGGGGCGGTTTCGCCAATGGGGATATTCCTGAGAGCGCGATGCGTAAAGTTGCGGGTGAGTCTTTTGAGCCTCGTACTGCTACGGTCATGCAGGATTTGTTGAATCGTGCTGCCGCTCAGGGTGTCACCATCAAGATCAATGAAGGCTATCGGCCTTTGGGTGTTCGTGGTGACATGAATGTGCGTAACGAGTCGCAGACCGCTTCGGGCCGTTCGACCCAGTGGTTTCAGTGGGGACGTTATCAGCGTGGTGAAACGCCGGCTGCGGGTTGGCCTGGTACGTCGGTGCATGGTTGGGGTATGGCTGCTGACATTGAGCCTGGTCGCAACAACGCTACGGTGCGGAACATTGCTTCTTCACTTGGCCTTGTGTTCACGATTGGTTCTGAGCCGTGGCATCTTGCTTACAGTGGTGGCGGATCGTCGTTTAACGCTAATGGCGCACAGATTCAGGGCTTGCTGAATAAGTTTGGTTACAAACTTGCCGTGGATGGAATTGTTGGCCCGGTGACTATGAAGGCTATTGTGGACTTTCAGAAGAAAAACGGTCTTGTGGCTGACGGCATTGTCGGCCCGAAAACGATGGCTGTGCTCGAGGCTGGCCCTAAGCCGACTCCTGCACCTGGTGGTTTGGTAGTTGATGGTGTGCTCGGCCCACAAACGTATAAGGCGTTGCAAAAAGTGTTGGGCGTTTCTGCTGATGGTGTGTTTGGGCCGGTCAGCAAAAAGGCTCTTCAGGGTAAACTTGGTGTACGGGCTGATGGTGTTATCGGCCCACAAACTATTCGTGCTCTTCAGGCTCGTCTGGGCGTTGCTCAGGACGGCAACTGGGGCCCGAAAACCACTAAAGCATTACAGGCCGCACTCAACGCAGGAAAGTTCTAGGGATGATCATGGATGAAATTGAAGATGTCATTGGGTCTGTTGTTGTCAACATTGACGGCGAGACTCGTTTTATCAACCCTAACTTTTCGGATGAGGCTGTTGCCAATTCTGTAACTGAGTAACCTGATGGCTGCACCAACTCTGACCGATGTTCTTGTTGCCTGTTCAAGGCTTGAAGCGAAACAGGATGCCATGATGCAAGCACTTGATAGATTGCGTGATGAGTCTGACGGTCACTATAAGCGGATCGCTGAGCTTGAGCAGAAGATTGCAGTGTTAGAGAGTCAGCGCGCACCAAAAGTTCATTGGGTCGTTTTTTTGGTGGGCATTATCAGCCTGGTGGCTTTCGGGCTTGCTATTTTTGACCGGCTATATCAAACCACTACACCTTAGGGAGAAAATGAAATGAAAGCATTACTTAGTACTACTACCAGAAAGAGCATTTACGGGGTCGTGACGGCTTCGTCTGCCCTTCTTGGTGTGATTATCCCTGTGTTGGTTTCTTCGGGCGTGCTGGAGGCTTCTGTGGCCGCCACTGTGTTGCAGATTGCCGCTTCGGTTGTTGCCGTGTTTGGTGCCATTCTTGCGTTCAAGTTTGTTCCTGACGCTTCCGAGTGAATGAGGTGGACATGGTTGATGGGGTTGCGTGCCCTGTTGATCCGGCTGAAGCTGTCGGTTGCGAATCCTGTCAGTAAATTGCGCTAAATAACGAAACGTCTCGCCTAACCGGTGGGGCGTTTTGTTGTATGATTTGAGTGCGCCGGGTATTCCTTTCCCCCACTGCGCTGCCCCGAGTCGTCTGCCTCTTCGACTCGGGGCCTCTTCTTTTTTGTTGACGTTGTACCTGGTGAT